CGACCTAGACCAGTTGGCAAAGCTCACGGCAGAGGTGGTGGAGCAGACCATAAAGCACGAAGGGGACAGCCAGATGTTGAGGCATAGGCGAGACGATACCTTGGACGAATCCTTGCTAGCCCTAGCCACGAATCGAAGCCCCGACTCGCTGACCTCAATCGCAAAGCGTTACATCAACCCAAGCACCGGAAAGCCATACACAAGGGCGGCCATCTCGGCACGGCTGACGGAGTTAAGCCAACGCACCGGCCTAGTTTTACGCATTCAACGGAGCGAAAGGGTGAGGCAGATTTACAAGGAGCGAGCCTTGAGGGTGCATAAAAAGAGGCGGCAAGAATGCCCCAAATGGAACTCGGAAGCGTGGGCAAAAGGCATAAAACCACGAGGGAAAAAACGGTGAGGGCAGGCTCAAAAGTGATATGTGTGGACGACCGCTTCCCGACCGAGATCATCCTTTTCTACAACCACCTCCCAATCAAAGACAATGTGTATGTGGTAAGGGGACTAGGGGTAGGGGTAGGGCTGAACGGCCAAGAGGGGGAGGTTGTGGTCTATCTTGAGGGTATAAAGAACCCCTGCTCGACCACCCCACCGCATCCAGAGCGAGGCTTTCACGCCGACAGATTCAGAGAGATTGAACCACCCGCAGAAGTCGAGGCTGAAGAGTTGGCCGAGGCTCACGCATAACCAAAAAAGGACATCCCAAAATGAGCGAAAAGCAAATAGGAATGGAGCTACAACGCACGGTCAAGGCACTAGAAAAGGCCAAGGAAACAGCCATTGAGCAGATGGGGCAGGCCATCGGACTAGCCGCAGACGCAGGCGACATCCTGCTATCGGCACGGACAGAGGGGCTAGACCTCAATGCCATCCAAAACATAGCCCAAATAAACGGTGAGCAGGCAAGGCGATATGAGCGTGTAGCCAAGGCAAGACCAAGCCTCCAAGCCCCTACACCTGGTGGCCTCAAGCAGTTAGCCCTATGGACTGGGCTACTTCCAGACCCCATCGAGACCAGCAACCCCAAGGCCGAGCAGGCTTGGCACTCTTACATCATCAAGGCTAGGCAATGGCTCGCACGCAAGAGCATAACCCAATGGACACCAGCCCAACGCACCCAGTTCGTTGAGGAGGCAAGGCCAATAGTCGAGGCATACAAAGAGGCAGGGGGAGAGCTATGACAAAAGGGATATGCGACTTACGCAAGATTTTACACAAGGCACAAGTGCGACTTACACAAGCAGGGTCATTGATTATAGGGTACTTACGCAAGATAGGGTCATTAGTGCGTGATATCAACAAATTAGGAGACTCCTATAACGCCAAATGCACCCAAAACAGGTTCCGACCGCGACTTTTTTGTGCGAGTTAACCTAAGAATCTTTTAGTTAACAACTTACAAGTAAAAATCTGCGTAACTTTTTAGATAAATGAAATATCCTTGCCTAATTTCCAAGAAAATATCTGAGCTTTCACCAGCAAAATACAATCCTCGGACAATATCTTCCGACTCATTAGGAAGGCTCACAAAATCCTTGAGCGAGCTTGGGAATCTTCAACCGATCACTTGGAACGCCAAGACTGGCAACATCGTGGGAGGCCATCAAAGGCTAAAGTGCTATTCGGCACTTGGGAAAGATGAGGTAGAGGTGTGGGCGGTGTGGTTGGATGAGGTGCAAGAGAAGGCGGCCAACATCGCTCTGAACAAGTTAAGCGGGGAGTTCGATATGCCAAAGCTCAAGGACATCTTGGAAGAGATCGATGTGGGGGAGATTGATGTGGATATTACCGGATTTAGCTTAGAGGAGATTAGTAAGATGATGGAGGCAAGTATGCCAGAGGAAACAGAGAGTGGAGGGGGCGAGAAGTGTTTGGCGTGTGGAAAGCCCTTGTGAAGAATGATAAGGCAAACCGACCTCGCTCAAAAGTGGAATGTCTCAAGGGCGGCAATTTCAAAGTTCGTAAAGGCTGGAATGCCCCTAACAAGCGTAAATGCCGCCGAGCGTTGGAAGTTGAGCAATCAAAAAAGGGTAAGCAAGACCGAGATCAGTTTGATACCATCCCCGAACTCCTCAGAGCCATCGAAGGACTCGGATGCCGAGTTGTCTGTATCGAAAACCTCGCTTGGCAGATTGAATCGAGCCAAGAATGCCGAGGTAGTTGCTTACTCATTGGTAGCTACGGCGGCAACAAACAAAAACCCAGTTGCAATGAGAGCGGCTGTTCAAGGATGGGGCGAAGCAAAAAAGCGAGTCGCAGAAGCCGAAATGGAACACGCTCGATGGGAAGAGGTGAGCAGAATCACAGTTCGAATGGGAGAAGTTCAAGAATGGATAACGAAGTGGCACGGAGCAATCAGATCGCTTCTAGATGCCCTTCCTTCGAGCCTAGCGGCCAGAGCAAACCCATCAGACCCAGAGTGTGCAAAGCAAGCCATACAAGACGGAATCAATCAAATCTTCGTCACCATTCAAAAAGCAGAGGGGGCGTTTAAGTGATCATTATGCCCACAAACAATACTGGGTTTATGATAGGATATTTAGCTGGAAAGTTTATAGGCTCAATAGGTCTTTTAATATCTCCAAACGGATGGCGATATATACCAGAGGTGATTCCATATGCCCTAGACAATGGGGCTTATTACGCATTCACCAACAAAACAGAATGGGATGAGGCGGCCTTCTATGAAATGCTGGGCAAAGTTGATTTATCAAGAAAACCATTGTGGGTTGCTTGCCCAGACAAGGTTTTGGACAAGGACGAAACGATTGCAAAATGGAGCATATATTCACCTAAAATTAAAGCATTAGGATTTAAGCCAGCCTTTGTCGTACAAGATGGAATGACTCAAGACGATGTTCCTAGCGATGCCGAGGTTATATTTGTGGGAGGCTCGTTTGAATGGAAGTGGAAGATGTTGCCAGAATTTTGCAGAATGGGGAGGAGGGTTCATTGTGGCAGGGTGAATTCATATGAAGGCTTATGGATTTGTGACGAGAACGGAGTTGAGAGTTGCGATGGGACTGGATGGGTGAGGGGTGGAATGAAAAGATTGCAACCCCTAATCAATTACCTAGAAGAAAAATATGGAGAAGGGAGAAATCAAAGATGTTTGCTAAAGACCTAAACAAAACAAAACTAGGTGGAGTTAAATATACTGTTATACAGTCGTTCAAATTTGATGCTTCACACAATTTGAGAAAGGAAGATTTTTCATATTTGCATCACAATTCATTGGTTGGTCTTATGAAATGTTTTCGTAATCACGGCCACACCTACTCGCTCGATGTCGAGTGGGAGGGCTTCCCAACCGACCAAGAGCCTATGATTTATCCATTTGGAGAGCTTAAGGACTACACCCAAACCCTTGTTCGATGTTGCGACCACAGCAATTTGAATGAGGTATTTGATTTTCCCACTACTCTAGAAAATGTTGGGAACTGGTTTTTTAAGAGACTAAAAACATTTGAATGCGAAAAGCTAAAATTGAGGGCGATTGTTTTGCGTGAGGGGTCAAACAATAGGATACGAGTAGAAAATATATGAAACCAAGAATCTATTTATCTGGGGCGATCTACGGAACAACCGATCAAGAACAAGAGTGGAGAAGTATAGCGACTATCGAACTTCAAGGCTTATATGAAATACTTAATCCGCTAGACAGAGACTTTCGGGGAACAAGATTTGATGTGGCAAATAGCACAAAAATAGTAAAGGAAGATATGGCCGAAGTAGATCATTCAAATGTAGTGCTTGTGAATGCGGAGAAGCCCGGATGGGGAACGGCTATGGAGGTCTTTTACGCACATATGAAGGGCAAGCCAGTTTTGTTTTTTACATCAAATGACAATCCCTCCCCTTGGCTTCTTGCTAGAGCAAGGAGGCTGTCTAGTCTTGAGGAGGCAATATCAGAACTAAAGAAATTCCAAAAAACAATCATTGAGTGCGTCGGAAGCAATACACCAATTAGAACACCGTGAATGAATGTTTCCTCATCATCCTTGCCACCCTTGGTTTGCTAGGATTGATTCTGCCCTTCTTTGACGAATGAAAACCCCTTGCATAGTTTCCTTCGGGGGGGGAACAAACTCTGCGGCTTTGCTTATTGAAATGCAAAAGCGAGGAGTTATTCCAGACCTTATTTTGTTTGCCGATACCGGAGGAGAGCTTCCGCAGACCTATGAGTTTGTTGAGATATTTTCTCAATGGCTAGTTCAGCGCAATATGCCAGAAGTAATTACCGTGAAGTATGCCAAGGAAACGCTTGAAGAGAATTGTTTGCGCCAAAACATGCTTCCCAGTTTGGCCTACGGATTCAAGGGATGCTCACAGAAATACAAGATTCAGCCACAAGACAAGTACGTGAACAACTGGCAACCCGCTAAAGATTGTTGGAAGGATGGGGGCAGATGCCTAAAGCTAATTGGATATGATGCTGGTGAACATCACAGAGCAAAGATACCAGAGGATAAGAAATATATATATGAATATCCCTTAGTACGATGGGGATGGGGAAGGAAGAAATGCGTTGAGGTTGTGGCGGAGGCTGGATTCAAACCAGCCAAATCATCCTGTTTCTTTTGTCCAGCTATGAAAAAAAACGAGGTTTTAGACTTGGCGAAAAACCACCCAGACCTTGCAGAAAGGGCGGTGGAAATGGAAAACAACGCTCGCCTTACAAGCGTGGTTGGCCTTGGAAGAAATTGGAAGTGGGAAGATTTAATTAAGTCTGACGCAAGCCAAATGAAGCTATTTGAGGACTTGCCAGATGAAGTTCCTTGTGGATGCTATGACGGATGAAACGCTCTCCCCTCAAACGCAAAACCCCACTCAAGCGAGGCGGGAAACTACGCCGAGTATCTGCCAAGAGACGAAAGCAGAACGAGGTTTATTCTAATGTGCGAGAGAAGTTTCTAGGCAACACGCCAGTCTGCCAAGTTTGCCAGAGCAAGATGGCGAGCCAAGTTCACCATAGGCGAGGGAGGTTCGGGGATAGACTAAACGAGGTAGAGTTTTTCTTGGCGGTTTGCTTTGAGTGCCATCATAAAATCCATATGAACCCAGCGTGGGCGTATGCAAAAGATTATCTGGTTAAGAGATGAACATCGGGGCGTTCAGCCGTAGTTTCTTTGAGCCAAGAGAACAATTATCAATCCCAGAATGGGCAGAGAAAAACCTTACGCTCTCGGCAAGGGTAACGAACATACCCGGAGCGTATTCAACAACGCTCACGCCTTATGTCCGTGAACCCCTAGAGGCTTTTGGCGATGATTCGATTCGGAGAGTTGTGTTGGTATGGGGAGCGCAGACCTCAAAGACGACAACCATTCTCGCTGGCCTAGCCTACCGAGTAGCAGAGCGACCTTGCCCGGTCTTGTGGGTAATGCCTTCGGAACATCTAGCTCGATCATTTACAGAAACCCGCTGGCTTCCAATGGTGGACGATTGCCCAGCCCTAGCCAAAGAACGGCCAGAAAATACAGACCGAATCAAAATCCTAGAGCAACATTTTAAGCGATGCTCGGTCTGGTGGGCGGGAACAAGTGCCTCGGCTCTTTCCAGTCGCTCGATTGCTTTACTCTGTATGGATGAGGTGGACAAGTTTCCAGAGCAAGCAGGGTCGGGGAGGGAGGCCAATCCGGTGCAGTTAGCAGAGGCACGAGTCAGCACCTACCCCAATCATTTAATCATAGCAACCAGCACCCCGACAACTGCCGACTCAATAATATGGGCTGAATGGCAGAAGGGCGATATGCGCTTCTATTTTGTGCCTTGCCCCCATTGTGGATTAAAACAAAAACTAATCTGGGGGCAAGTGAAGTGGGACGAAGCGGCCAAGATAGAAGATGGCGTTTATGATTATGCCCTAGTGAAATCCTCGACCTACTATGAGTGTGAGGGATGCAAGGGCAAGATTCAAGACGGCCAGAAAACCAAGATGCTCCGAGAGGGGGAGTGGAGGGCAACCAATCTCAAGGGCGAACCAGCCAGACGCTCGTATCACCTCAACGGCCTATACGCTCCGTGGGTTAGCTTCGGTAGCTTGGCAGTCAAGTTTCTACAAGATAAGCACAGCGGGATTATCGGCCTACAAGATTTCGTGAACCGAGTTCTAGCCGAGCCGTGGATGGAACACGAATCAGAAAAAATGCAGATCGTTCCCGGTGCTTACAAGATGGGAGAGGTTCGGATGGGAGATAAGCTGATTATGAGTTGCGACATCCAAGAGGCAGGGGGCTTCCACGCTTGGTGCGTAGTGAGGGCTTGGGATTTGGAGGGCAAACCAAGACTTGTGTGGGCGGGTAGGCTAGAAACTTGGGGCGACATAAAGGCAAAGCAAGATGAGTTTGGTGTTGAGGATAAGTGCGTCTTAATCGATTCGGGCGATCAAACCCGAGATGTATATTTGAATTGTTGCAAGAACGGCTGGGTAGCGTTGGTTGGCTCGGACAAGACCAGCTTCTCCGAGATCGTGAATGAGCAGAAGGTTCAAAGGCCATACGCTCGAATCGCAAATGGCGACCCCTTCTCTGGTAAGGCAGTTCAATCAAAGGCAGGATGGAAGTGGAAGCTCTGCCCAATTTGGCGATGGTCGAACCCATCCATCAAAGACATCCTCTCCCAACTTCTCAAAGAGGAGGGCTTTATCGCCCTAGATACGCCAGATGTCTGGAAGGTGCATATCGAAGCAGAGGTGAAGGTGAGGGTTAAGAATCCTATGACTGGTAGTGAAAGACTTGTGTGGAAGCAAATTGGTAAGCATAATCATTTGATGGATTGCGAATGTATGAACATCGTAGGGGCGGCACTCCACGGACGGCTCAAAGTTTCACCCGCAAGTTTGACAGAGGAGGTTGAGAATGGCGAAGGGTGATTTCATTGGGCTACCCCTTGCCACCCTAACTTCTCTGCGTGATAAGTATGTGACTTGTCTTGAGGCGATTGCGGTGGCTGGGTCTAGCTATTCGATAGCGGGACGCTCTTTTTCGAGGGCGAATCTTGGGGAAGTTCGTGATACCATCGCAGAGTTAACCCTTGCCATCCAGTCTGTCAACGGCACTCGTATCCGCACGACTTACGCTAACTTCTCGTGAAAAAAGCCCAATTAAACTTAATCGATAAAGCTGTTGCCTTTCTGAACCCGCAAGGGGCAGTTAATCGGATGATTGCACGGCAGAAGCTCGTCAACTTCTCTTACGATGCGGTCAAATATACAAGGGAGCGTAAAGGGCC